CGCCTAATTCTTTTGCTGCTTTAAAATAGGCAATGTGCCCACTATGTAGAGGGTCAAACCCACCAGTAACTAATATCACTTTATTCATATAGATATTTATATGGTGCTTTAATGATTATTTAATGTTTTGAGCCATTCATCAAACGAACACTTTTCAAAGTCTACAGTGTTGTGTACATACCATGTTTCAAACACGTTTTGTTTTTCTGGGTATATATAAACATCGTAAACAGCAATTTTATAACCGCGATTTTGCAAAAACGAATCGGCTGTTGATCTTAAATCTACATCAGATTGATAAATGTCGTGTTCAAACGTTATACATTCAAACTCAATTCCGTCGCCGATAACTTTTTGTAATGCACTAAATGTATTTGTAACTGGTTCGATGTCGCAACTTAAATATCCAATTTTATTAGATAATTTATTTTCTAAATTTGCCGCATTATAATCAAAGGTAATAGCATCGGCAAAATATATGTTATTTTTTCTGTGAGTTTCATTCCAAAAACGTTGCCATTTTGTGTTAAACTCTATGCTATATCCTTTATATCCATTGTTTTCTAAAAGATATGTGTTGTTTCTTTTAATAGGCCTATTTGCACCTATTTCTATATATGTTTTATTTTTACATATTTGATATGCAAAAAGATCCTGGAATGCTTGGCTATTTGTCATTCTCTCAGTCCGTTAAATACAGTCTTTTTAAATTTACTGTTATCGTGGTGTATACTTTTAATTAACTCTAAGTCTAACCCAAGTTCGTTTATTAAACTAGCAATAGCTTGTGTATCTTTAGGTAAACACATGCCTCCGTAGCCGCGCAAACTTGGATTAACATCTAAATACATATCAATTGCTTTGCCTGTCTTTACATAGGCATTTTTAATTGTTGTATAATCGCAATCTAACTTTTCACAAATTTCGTACATAACGTTTGCAAATGTGACACGCAACGCAGCATATACATTGTTATAATATTTTAAAACTTCTGCTTCGTTAGGTGTTAGGTGTTCTGTGTGTTCCGGTAACTCGCCATGCGCTTTAACAAGTTTATGATATACCCAAATATCATGTGTACCTATAGCAAGCAATTTATGGTTGTTGATAAAATCGTCAGCAGCACAACGCTCACGTAAAAATTCCGGAACAAAACATATTGTTAAATTTCTATATGTATCAATCATGCGTTGTGTAAAACCCGGAACAACTGTGCTACGAATGGCAACAATACCTTTATAATTGTAAAGATTTAATTCTTTAATAACACTTTCAATAATGCTAGTGTCACAACTTCCGTCGTCTGCTTGAGGAGTAGGCACACACAGAAATGCTATTTCTGTATCTAATATATCTTGAATAGTTGTATCTAATTTAATATCGTGTACAACAACACTGTGGCACAAGTATTCAAACCCGTCTTTGTTTGCTGTTCCTACTGCACCTAATCCTATAATGCCTAACTTCATAGTAAACTTTCTATTGTTTTTCTTAACCCGTCTTGCAACGGTGTATAGTCTGTAAACCCTGTTAGCTCTCTAACAAGTGTTGTATCTGGGCAACGTCTTTTTGCACTGCCTACAGGACCCGGTCTCACTTCTAGTTTGTCAGGGTTGATGCCCATTATGCCCATTATTAGTTTTGCTACTATACTAATTTTAACTTCTTCTTGGTTGCCAACATTTACAATATATCCGTTGTGATTTTTAACCAAAGCATGTGTCATTTCGATAGCATTATCTATATAACAAAAACTTCTAGTATCGTCGCCTTTGATATAGTATTCGCCCTGTTTGCAACGTTCTACAAACTCATTGATAAAATGATCTATTTGTCCCGGGCCGTATACATTAAAGTAACGTATAACTAACCAAGGTGCGCCGCAATTAGCAACTAGATTTTCACCGAGAGCTTTCGGAATGCTATAACTCCATCTCGGATTTGTAATGTCGTTAAACATAACTGGTACTTGCTCATCAGTTGGCACAGGGTAATAACCGGCATCTATTGCTCCATTGAAAATTTCACAGGTACTTGTAAAAACAATTTTTGTATTTGTATTTTGATATCTGTGTACTAAATTAAAAGTTGGCAGGGTGTTGTTTGTTGCTACTTCGGTCGGCTGCTCATAAAAGAGTCTTGTTCCATTAGTAGCAGCCATATGTACTAGCACATCGCAGTCAGGACTATCGTATGCAACCCTTGGATTGCAAAGATCTTCGTTGTCTCTTTTGTCAAACGTTTTGACAACTTCTACAGTATTATCGTTATTAGCATATTCTAAATAATGACTGCCAATAAATCCTTTATGTCCTGTTAGTATTAGTTTTTGCATGTATTTTAGCTCTATGTTTTGCTGCTATATAATTTGAATCTCTATCTTCTTTGTCATTGCCTTTATAGTGAGTCATTTTTCCAATAAAGGTCCTGTTAAAATGTTGTTTTTTTATACCAGTCGGTGTTATATTTGCACCATTAATTTTACGTTCAATTATAAATTGTTGTGTTACTTTGTCAAACACATGACAATCTAGTTGTGCAGGTAAATTATATATCTCATCGGTATTATAGTACCATTCCCATAGATCAAAATATTCTTTAGACCATTTATTAGTCATGTCAAACGCTAACCATCCTGTTTCAGTATATCTATCAGGTCTTCCTAAAAAACTAACAAAGTTATTTTCTGGTAAAAAATTTGTAAAATAGTTTTCGTTTACATAGTCAATAATTTCAGTATCGGCATCTAACCAAACAAGTTTGTCAGTAGTACAAGTTCTTGCAGCATGTATTATACAATAGCTTTTATGACTAAAACGTACAGCATCAGTTAAAAAACCTTTTGTTCCTTGTTTTACTAATTTATCTTTATTTCGATCCTTGAAAGCACAAAGTTCGGGAGAACATTCTCCTAAAATCAAATTATGAAAATTGCTTTTAGAAAATTCCATTGGTACATCTGTATACAACACGACTTTTATATTGTTATCGATATATTTTTTTGCACTTTCTACAAAAAATTTGGCGTATTCTTTATAATTTTTTGGGCTAAATGTACTTACAATAGTTAACGACATATTACCATCCGAATATATAATCTTTTCTGACGTTGGTTATTTCTTTTGCACCCATCTTTTGTAGATAGGTAGCAGCACAGTACTCGGATTCAGGGTGTTGTTCAACTACAATAATAGGGTTATACTTGAGTATAGTTTGTTCACCGCCTTTGATTACTTCGAGTTCATGACCTTCACAATCAATCTTTAACAAACCAAATTTAGGTAAATCTAAGTCATCTAGACGTTTAATGTCGATGCTGCCTTGTCCAATTTCACTTACATAACTACTGCCAGTATTTTCTGCATCGTATACCATTTCAACTTTATCATTTACACTGCCCAAAGCATGTTTGTGTATTTCTATATTAAGTCCTTGCACATTACGTTCTAGACACGAATATACTTGTTCTAAAGGTTCAAAAGAAATAACATGATTAAAAACTTTAGTTAGTGGTTTCGACCATAAACCAACATTTGCACCTACGTCTACTGCTATATTAAAATCTGTTACATACTTATAGGCTTCGTCCCTGGTATCATCTTGATACTCCGCAGGGCCACCGTTTTTAATACGTTTTGCGATTAGGCGTTCAAAATGATTATCAGTATCTGGCATCCAGTATTTGTATACTTTTTTCATACTACACCTATTAAAGCATTTTTGCTTCCTATATGTTCTAATTCTTTATATCCGTATTCTTTTAAAATATCTAATACAGAATTTTTTTCTTGTTTGTATCTTGCAGAGTGTCCTTTACGCTCGTACAATATTACAGGTTTATATTTTACAATAGTGTTAATAGCACCTTGTATAATAAAGGTTTCATACCCTTCGGCATCTATTTTAATAAAATCAATATTTTCAAACTTGAAAGAATCTAAAGTTTTTACTTTAATGTTTCCTGTAGAAGTAGTATCAACATGTGTACTAAATGTTTTGTTAGGATCAAAATTCAATGAAACTAATTCTTCTTGATTTCCTAATCCGCAGTCGTATATGTCAACATTTTTAAGATCAAACTGTTTTACATTCATTTTAAAACATTCGTTTACTTCTGGAACAATTTCAAAGCTAGATACTTTTTTAAACTTTTTAGACATATTGTAGCTCATTAGTCCATAATTTGCACCTACATCAATTGCGTGTCTAAATTTTTTACAGTAATTAAATGCAACATCAAGCTGATCTTTTTGGTAATCTAAAATGTCAGTTACCCTTGCTTTATTAATAGCTCTAGAAAGTGTACTATCGCCTTTTAGAACATGCCAATTTTGAAAAAGATCTGTTTCTATCATTTTTTATTTCTTTCGTTGCGAAGTGTATGCTTTTCTTGACGCATTTCTTCGCTTTCTTTTTCCCACCATCCGTCGTCATAGTTATGTTTATACTGACGTAACTTTGCATTCATTTTTTTAGCCATTAAGAATGCTTCTTCAAGTTTGCTTTCTACATCATTTTTAACTACGTTGTCAGGAAAATGTTTGTTGACTAGATCATATATTTCTCTGTGTACTTCGCATATTGTTCTAAATTTTTGTGTTTTATCTGATTTAAATCCAGCCATTTTATTTCCTTATAATGATGCATCTTCCATACCAGCTACTCTTAGCTTTACAATATTAGTTATCTGCCATTGCTTTTGATCAAGTGCCTTGAGTACACCTAGCCATTTGTTACGCAGCAGGGCAAACTCGTTGATAATCTTTTCATAGTCAACAACGTCTGCCTCACCGTCAACGTATTTTTCAACGTCGCGGCTTGACAGAGCTCGTTGATAATTTTCAAGATATTTCTTAAAAAATGAGCTACGTAACCTACGTAGCTCAATGTTCAAGTATTCGAGAATAGCTTCGATTTCTTGTAGCTGGTTAAAACGATGTTCAACAATGCCTGGCATTTGAGCGGCAGCTTTTTCAATACTGCCGCTTATTTTGCATTCATTCTTTGCCGTTAACAGCTCAGTTTCAAAGTATTGTATTGCCGAAGGGATCTCCGCGATATCACGACTAACCCGACTGTACCATCCCATTACTCATCCCACTCTTCGTTATCTTCTTCATCCATTTCAAGATAATATTGAATAGCACTATCAAGATGCTTGTCTGAGCCTAATAGATCAGTTAGTCTAGTATCATCGAGACCATAATCAATTAAAACATCTACATACTTTTCTGCTGCTAAGTCAATGTGCTTTTTATCAAAATATTCTTTGAATAACATCCATATATCGGCAAAGAACTCATCATTCATTCTCAGTAACTTCCTCGTTAACAATTGTTTCTTCGGCGTCTGCCAATTCTGCTGCTCTAGCAGCGGCTTCTGCCTCTCTAGCGATATTTAGCAATTGCTCTTCTTTTGCAGGAAGATCTTCAATTACTCTTTCAAGAAGATCGCCGGTCCAACGTTTACGGAATTCGAGAATTTCTTCACCATCGCTTGTAATATACTTGTAACGGTTGCCTTGCTTTTCTAACAAGCCTTTGCCTTCAAACATATCAAACAAACCACTATACGGATCCATACCTGTTTCATATGGAATCTCTACTTGCACACCTTCAAACGGTTTTGCATAGCGTGTTTTCATTACCTTACAGGCTGCACGAATACCATGTACTTGCGATGTTTTGTTGCCGTCTGCATCTACTTTAAGTTTAAGTTTCTTCATAGCAACAACCATTGAACTTGCATACACAAAACCCGAACCACCCGAAATCTTATCATCTGGATCAAACATATCTTGCGATGCATATGTGTGGTTAGTAACACACATACCTACGTTATAGCTACCAAACATGTTTACACAGTTTGTTACAAGTGCTTTGAGTGCTTTTGCTTTACGACCAAAGTCGCCCTTTAGATCACCTTTGTCAAACTGATCAAGCTCGGTCGGCGACATTAACATGCCGAGTGAGTCAACTACAAACAATACTTTAGGACGATCTTCTTCGTTCATTGCTTTGTAATCTGCCATGAATGTTGAAATAGTTTTTGCTACGTCATCAATCATTGCCATGTTAAGTTTAAGAATCTTTTCAGGTGATGTATCTACACCCAATGCTTGCAGCCAACTTTCGTCAAGTGCATTTTCACTGTCGATTAGTACAACAAAGATACCTTGTTCTTGTGCATACTTTACAATGTTACCTGATACAATATACGATTTGCCTGCGCCTGATTCACCAGCGAAAACACTTACTTTACCAAGTGGAATACCTTTGCGGAAGTCGCCACTTAGTAGATAATTTAGAGCATAGTTGCCGGTACTAATCCAGTCAGTTGGATCATTAAACCCGCTGCTCATACCTGTAATACTTTTTGTCAACGAGTTTCGAAACTTCGTTGGATCGAATGCCTTTGATGCCATTTGTTTCTCCTATAAAAAGCTGGAAAGTAACCCCCCGGTATTGAGCTGCTATGCAAGCCTGGGGGGTGTTGTTTTCTTTATTAACCGTTTTGACGTGAACGAATCATTGCAAGAATGTCTTGCGCTCCGCCGCCTGCGTTTTCTACAGGTGCTGCTGCTGGTGCAGGAGTAGGTTCAGGAGTTGCTTCTGGAGCAGGCGCTACGTCTTTCCATCCTGTATCATTTACAGTTTCAGCAACCGGTGCTGCTGCTGGAGCAGATGCTTGTTTATTTGGATCGCCTGTACGTGCTGCAAGACCTGCTGGACGGAAGTACTGGCTCCAACGATCTGCATCATATGCTTCGCCATCAACACTTGCTTCAAACATTTCAGTTAATACTTTAACTTCAACATCACTTGGCTTTTTAGGAAGGAAATCGCTAAGATTAAACAAACCGTTTTCGTTAACCGCTTTCATTTCTGCATCACCAAGTGGACGCTCTCTACGTGCCCAGTTTGATGTGCCATAGTCAGCATAGCCGCCTTTAGATGTTTTGTTAAGACGGAAGTCTACACCAGCAGTATAATCTGTTGGCAATTCTTCCATGTCTGGATCCATCAGTGCTGCCTTGATAATTTGGAAGATTTGTGGACCAATAATAAAGCGTCGAATTGGATTCGCTGGTGCTTCATCTGTAGTTAACGGATTGTCTGTTACAAACCCTTGGAATACATACGAACGTTTTTTCCAGTATTTACGACCCATGTCTTCGAGACTTGCGTCTTTAAACCAGCCGCGGACTTCTTGTAGAATTGGGCAAGATTCGCCATACATTTCCATACATGGAACTTGTACTTGTACTGGACGACTATCGGTTTCGCCCTTAACACCTGCAAACGGAAGTTTGATCATCAAACGTTCTGCCCAGAAAAATGTGTTATCTGGATTGCCATCAGGAAGGAAGCGGAAAGTTGCACTTTCGCCTTCTTTAATATTCCAAAATGGGTAAATTGCGTTGTCACCGCCGCCAGTGTTACTGTTGCCACTTGTGCGTGATTCTTGTTCTTTGAGCTTTGCTCGGATTTCTGCTAATGATGCCATAGTTATGCCTCCTATAATGTTATGCCTATGTGCTGTTGTGCCTTAGTATGTGTAGCACAATTTATATACTACACAAGTTTATTTATCTTGTCAAGTGTTTTCTTGAAAGATTTATTATAGTTAGCCGATTACCTTAAACCGGCTAACGATGATATTCTATCTAGTTCTGGATTTTCTTCGAGTTCAGGTTCGGCCTCTTTGTAGCCCATTACTTCAGCTACTCTTTGATTGATGCGTTCTATAAACTTCTGTGCTGGCCTTACATAATGATCGCCGTATTCTTTTTCTACCATAGTTAAAATTGCAGTAGGACCTTTTGGAAATTGTCCCGATTCTCTATCAAAGTAACTTAGTATAAATTCGCCTAGTGAAATTTTTGATTCATTTGTTTCTTCGTCATCGTCGTCTTGTGCTGCTGCCGCAGCGGCCATACGAGCAAGTTTTACATCTTCCCAATCGTTTTTGCCATCGCCGTTGCGATCGATTTTACCTGCATCAGCTTCGCTAAATTGTCCCATTAATTTGTCAATAGATCTGTCAAT